AGTGTTAGTAGTGTTAGGATTTTTTGTTAGTGTTAGAGTTTTTTTTCTTTACCCAGTCAGCGCGAAGCTCGTCAACTGATCTCGTGTCGATCTTGCGAGGGCCAGCTGGCAGGTTAGCGATATTCTCGTAAACCCTTGCCGTGAGGGTTTCCTGTTTTTTATAGTAGCTTATCATGATAGTGTTAGTATTTTTTTTAGTAGTGTTAGTTGTTTAGTCTTCTTTCTCTATTTCATCAAGCAACTCTTGAATCCTTACAAGCTTAGCTTTCGCGAGGTTGACTCCATACTTAGTAGCATGAGACTGTCCGCTATGGTTGATGAGGTTGAGAGCGGAATGGCCTAGGTTAATGTTGGCTTGAATTTTTCCGATGGTGTGAATTAGTTCGTCTCTTGTTTTCATAGTAGTAGTATAGTTAAGATTTTTTTAGTAGTGTTAGTGATTGTTTTATTTTCCTCTCCTCCATGGTGATTGATCGACCGCGAAGATCTGCGAGCAATTAATTTCAAGCTCGTCGTCTATAGCGTCGCACCTGACAGAAACTACGCTTTCGTCTTCCCAGAGATCGAGGATTTTTCCGTCGTCCTCGAACTCAAGATTTGCGCCATGTTTGAAGGCGACGATATCGCCCTCGTTTAATTCGTGTATTTCGATTTTCATAGTAGTAGTAGTGTTAGGATTTTTTAGTAGTGTTAGGATTTTTTAGGATTACCACTTGAGGCATCCTGACTCGTCAATTATCATGTCGACCACTTCGGCCTCATGAATGATATTGCCGCCAGCGTCCTCGAACATGTCGCCAGCGAGTGCAACCATGTCATGTGTTTCTGCGAACTCAGTAATTTGCTTTTCAGTTATTCTCATGCCCAAGCATAACACCTAATCGCATTTTGTACAATCTTTTATTACTCTATTTAGATTACAATATTGTAATGTTTTAATACTTGACAGCCCCCCCCCATTTCTGAAAAAAAACTTAACCCGTTTTCTGGCGAGCGGGCGGGGGGAGTCCTTTTTCAATTTCTAAACGGTGATACCCCCACCCCTTTTCTCGGCGCGGTCTTCGCGGCCAAAGGATTTGCTATCTTTTGTTTAAAAAAAATATACCCCGTGTAATATAAGTAAATGAGTTTATCATATTCTAATTTGCCTGTATATGTAGGGGCGGCTAACAGTTCTACTATAACAGAGACGAGTGCTTATATAACAGCCACCCAAGCTACTGTATCTTTTACTACGAGTAGTGATGGGAAACGGTTATTGGGCAGCACGGTAGATTCCGATGATCAGTTTAGGTTTACTAATGCATTGGGGGCTAATGTATCATTTAGTTTCTTTTTGGAGACGACTTTAGATGATGCGGGAGGAACTTTCCAATTTTTGACGGGGACTAACCAAGATAAGTATTTTCCTATACAATTGGGGGTTAATTTGTATAAGGATTGTTATTTGAGTGATTACTCTGTATCTGTTTCGCCGTATGTGCCTGTTACTCTGAGTGCTAATTTTATTTGTTTAAATCCTGTGACGGGAGGGCAGGTTAGCGGAGACCCTACTCCTTACGGTGGTGGAGCTATACCATTTGATGCTGATGATATTATTTATGGTCATACGTGTACGGTTACTAATATGGGTGAGGTAGTGGGGGAAGTTCAATCACAAATAAATTATACAAAGCAATTTTCCCGAACCCCGATTTACACCTTAGGTTCCGTTAACGCGACTAATATGCTTTTAGATGGGGTGACATCGGAAATGTCCATTACTTCTACTGGGTTGGAGAATTTGATTAGTTATAGTGGTGATAAGTTAGTTAATAAGGTTGAAGTGAATTTAAAAGATGTAGATGGAAACGGCTGTACTAACATTAGGAGTTTTAACATGGAGGCTGGGGCCAGAGTGCTAGGGGAAAGCTACAGTATTAACGGAGGAGACACTTTATCGGCATCCGCTACAATTAAAGAGATAAATTTATAAAGTATTAGTGTAAATATACACAATGCCCCGAAAAAAAACGAATTCCACTTCGTCGAGTCCATTTGAGCTAAATTCAGGTTTCCACTCAATAAATTTCAAACAGCGCGACTTTAACTTTAGTCCTAGGCAGCAGCAGCTCCTTGACTCAATATTAAGCGAAGATACAAAGATTATATTTGTGTCAGGCCCAGCAGGGTCCAGCAAAACTTACATGTCGGTTTACGGATGTTTGCAGTTAATGTCTAAAGATTTTGATAAGGATCTTCTTTATATAAGAAGCATAGCCGAAAGCGCTGACAAAGGATTAGGTAGTCTCCCTGGGGATATTTCAGAGAAGTTTGACCCGTTTTTGATGCCACTGTACGACAAGCTCGACGAAATGGTTCATGAGGGCGATACAGCCTACATGAAGAAGACCGAGCGCATTTCCGCTGTCCCCATAAACTTTTTAAGGGGAGCCAATTGGAACAATAAGCTTATTGTGGCGGATGAAGCTCAAAACTTCACCTTTAAGGAATTAACCACCCTTATAACAAGAATAGGAAAAAACACAAAGTTATTAATATGTGGAGACTTTATGCAAAGCGATATAAACGGGCGGGGAGGATTCAGAGAGATGTTTGATCTTTTTGACTGTGAAGAGTCTTTGGGGCAAGGCATTACTTGTTTTAAGTTTACCAACCGAGACATCGTAAGGAGTAAAATATTGAAATATATAGTTTCAAAAATAGAAAAGCATAAACAAGTGTAACTATACATAACAAGGCGACCGTCTAAGCGACAGCGGCCAACAGCTTTTATAAAAGAGACAACGATCTTGTTACTTTAAGTATAAAAAAATAGAAAAAATCAGTTTTTAATATATAAATATATAAGCTTATGAGCCATCTTTTCTGTCATAGTTGTGGGAATAAATTAGAGTTCGCTCAAATGAAACCTAATTTTTGTATAAAGTGCGGGCAGCAATTAAATATGAGTCACGCTTCCGCAACGGTGGAAAGCGAACCCACAATAATTGAAAACGTTAATTTAGGAGAAGACGAAACAAATATCACTTCTTTGCCTGTCATAGATAAATTGCAAGTCGATTGCGAAGTAGCAGGTAATAACACTTTTACATTGGGTTCATTAGCAGGAGAAAACACAGCTCCCACTTATAAAAAGGGAGCTACATCCAAGTCTGTTAATGAATTCATTGATGAAAAAGAAAGGCAATAAGAAGACTTATGAGGATTGCTCGGATATTATAAACCTAGCCATATTAAAGCAGAAGTACAAATGGCGACTTAATGCTGTTAAATGGTTTGACTTCGGTGATGTGGAGCAAATCATAAAAAGCCACATTGCTAAGAAGTGGCACATGTGGGATCAAACTAGGCCATTAGAGCCTTGGATCGGGCGGATTATTTCAAATCAGTTAAGAAACCTAATCAGGAACCATTATGGTAATTATGTGCGCCCTTGTGTAAACTGCCAGTTTGCCCGTGGCGAAGGGTGTACTAAAACTCTCAGCACAAAGCAGGACACTTCCTGTGGTTTATTCGCCAAATGGTTTAAATCTAAAAGAAACGGGTTGGAGCTTAAAATACCCTTATCAACAGAAGATTTCTCTAAAGAGATACAAAATCGAGCTTATACCAATTTTGATTTTGATGTGGCGCTTAATCGGCTAGATAAGCAGATGAAAAAAAAATTAAGCGACATTCACTATTGCGCTTACCGAATGCTTTATTTCCAAAAGAAGACGGAAGAGGACGTGGCTCGTTACATGGGGTACAAAGTATCTCCTGAAAAAAATAAACTAGGATACCGCCAAGTAAAGAACTTGAAGAAGAAGTTCCTCCATTTGGCTATAGAAATAATTAAAAATAAAGATATTATAGATGATGGAACTTTCTGAAGAACAGCAGCAATTCCTAAGAGAAAACGCAACTAAAACCCCCGATTTAATAACCCTAACCAAAAAATGTTTCGAAGATGAATCCTTGGATGGGCGGTCTAAAGAAGGGCGAGCTGTACGCAAATTCTTAGTAGAAAATTGCATAAACTACAAAACTACTGGGCGCGAAAGACTTGAGCCTATTGAATTTTCAGAACAGCAGAAAGAATTCATTTTAAAGCAAGCGGAAGACGGATTGTCCTCGTTAGAGATAGCAAAAATTGTATTTCCCAGTAAAAGGGTCAAGCCTCTCTCTAATGAGCAAAGATCTGTTTTATCTCTTATTAGAGATGTGAATCCTGATATTATTCCCTCTCAAGACGGAGCCGCGCTCACTTCATACCTTTCTCCTAAGTCTCCAAGCCGAATCATCAAAAAAATCAATGATGCCACAGGGTTGGGGTTAACAGAATCTAAGATTAACAGGCAAAAGCAAATCTGCATTGACAGGCTCCGCATTAACTTAAACAATTCTCGCTTTTTAAAAATAATTAATAATTATTTAAATGAAGAGGATAGGGTTCTTTTTGAGCATGAATTTATTCGATTAACTTGGGATAAGCCAGATTTAACCGCTGACGAGTTAAACTTGTATTTGAATGCCTGTAAAGAGGTTATTAACTTGGAGGTGGTAAGTTGCCACCTCAACAAGCTAAATGACATGTTTGACATCGCTGATGACCAAACAGAAATGAGCGTAAGGTTGGCCGAGATAATAAAAGCGAAATCTCAGGAATATCATCAATGCGAGAGCAGAATTGAGAATTTAACGAAAAAGCTTCAAGGTGATCGTGCGGAACGGATGAAAAAGAATAGTAGGGAGACTGCTTCCTTTTTGTCTATCGTTCAACTCTTTCAAGAGGAGGAGGAAAGAAAGATCATGGTTCGTATAGCTGAAATGCAAAAAGAAGCCATTGAACAAGAAGCCGAGCGGTTGGAAGGAATGGTTGAGTGGAAAGCGCGGGTTTTAGGAATATCGAAAGAAGATGTCATATAGCTGTAAAGAATGCGAAGAATCTTTTAATTCTTTAAGAAGTCTCCATGCTCACATAAAAAAGCATGGACTGTATGTGGGCGACTACTACGTAAAGAACTTTAACAAAAAAGATAAACTCACCAAAGAGCTTATCCCTTTTAAAAAATACGATCAGTATATAAATACCGACTTCCTCAATGCCGCCAATATGAGGAAGTGGTGCGAAACCGCCCCACGTAAAGAGGTAAAAGAATACATAATAAACAAATTTAAGCAGAGAGCATTAGATAAAGAACTATCTGGCGCACCTCCCTGTACTTACTTGGAAACGGCGGCGATGCCCACTATAGACGTATGCAAAGAAGTCTTCGGTAGTTACACCGACGCTTGCGAACAATTTGGTATGTCGCCGATGCTCTCACGGCAACTGCCCAGTCAATTTCACAAAAATTATAAAAATACCACAATCCTCGTAGATACGAGAGAGCAGCAGCCGTTAAAATTTAAAAATAGTGAGATGCTAAAACTTGATGTGGGAGATTACGCTGTAAAAGGTGAAAATTTTGACTACACTTTTGTAGATCGCAAAACTTACCAGGATTTTTGCTCCACGGTCACACATGGCTACAATAGGTTTATAAAAGAAATAGAAAGATGCAAAAGCTTGGAGTCTTTTTTATTCGTGGTGGTGGAAGCTCCCTTCGATGAAATGGAGGATCAAAATAAAAGTAATTATAAAAAATTTAAATTAGACTATGTGTTTCATCAGATGAGGGAAATACAAGCTCGGTATTCAGATTATTGTCAATTTGTCTTTAGTGGGTCGCGGGAATATAGCATTGAATTAATTCCGAAAATTCTTGTTTTAGGAAAAAA